GTTGCCGTCGAAGATGGCGACCGAGTCCGAGTCGAGAACGCGGAACCAGCCCGCTGTCCCGCTCGCGTCCGCGCTCGTGTCGCTCGTGATCGCGCTCGCCGTCGCCACGCCGCTCGACGCCGCGCCGAACGCGGGATCGGAGAACGTCAGCGTCCCGAGCAGCGTGCCGCTCGCGGCGGTCGCAGGCGTCGCAGGCTGCGCTCCGGTGTAGACCTTGATCGTGCCCGCGCCGGAGCCCGCGTCGATCAGGTCTACGATTGCGTCTGCGGCTGCGCTCCGCACGGCGGCGTTGAGTCGGGTCGTTGATGCCATGTCAGTCTCCTATCAGAAACATGAAAGCGCTTATGAAGTCGGTCCCGCCGCGAACGCCTCGAATCGCCACGGCTTCTCGAAGATCTCCGTCACCGAGCCACTCGTCGTGAACCCGATCAGCCTGGCGATGTAGGTCGTGCCGGCCGTGTACGAGTCCGTGGCCGGGGTCCACTGGATCTGGCACCTCGCCGCGACGGAGTCCTCATGGTCCGTGGCGTTGTCGAGCACCGTACAAGCAAGGTTGTCGATCAGCGACGCACTCGCGCTCGTGAGGTAGGTCTGGAGCTTGACCGCGTCATAGGCCGTGAGATCGAGCGGGGTCACGGAGTCGTTGAGCACCTCCTCGACGAGGAAGCGCCAGGTATGACGGTAGCCGAGGTAGGCCGTGTCGTACTGCTGCGCGAGCCTGTATTCAGTGCCCATGATGGCCTCCTAGTCTACCGCCCTGCTTGGGATCACGCAGGCAACTTCCCATTCCTGAGATCGTCGATCAACGTACCCAGGGCATCGGCGACCTCCGCGAGAGAGGCCGTGGGCGCGTCATACGACCGGGTCGGGGTCACGTTCGTGACCGAGTAGGTCTCGGTCTGCGCCGTAGCGAGCGTATCGCCCTTCACCTTCCCCGTGGCCGTCAGGACCCCGGCCGATGACAACTTGAGGATGTCTGTGGTGATCGCGCCGGCGGCATCGTACTTGGCCCAGGACATGTCCCCCGCGCCGTCGCGGCTCATTGAGATGCCATTGAGGATCGCCCCCGCGGCCGTGTCGGGCATGCCGAAGGAGAGATTGACGCCGGGGCCCATGACGACGTGTGAGAGCGACGCTGACTCGTTTGCGAACGAGTTGAGCGAGTCGCTCATGTCCAGCCCTGGCTGAAGGAACGCCACGCCGCCGAGTCCAATACCCCCTCGAGACCGGCTGTCGCCCGGAGTCTGAACGAACGACCACTCCGTGCTGCCGGGCTCCTGCTTCCCGAAGCCCTCGATCCGCAACGTCACGGGCGAGTCATTCATCACCCGATACATACCGTCACTGCCCGGGTGTGTCGTGTAGCGCAGGTCCAGCTCGCCCTCGCGAATGAACTGGGGCTTGATGGAGATCCCCGGCAACGCGAGTTCCCGGTGCGTGATCAGCGTGTGCTTGATGAGGTTGTTGGGGTCATCCGCTGATATGATCGAAGCAGCGAGGCTAGAGACCCAGAAGCCGCGAGGGTCCCACTTCGCTCGCCCCTTACGGAACGGATCAGAGAAATTCCCTCCTCCCCAACCAGCGCCGGGGGGTTTGGGCCCATCGCGTTTGGGCTTGGGAGGCCGGGGGGGCTTGTCCTTTTCGCGTGCCTTCTTGTTCCGGTCCTTGCGCTTCTTTCCGCGGTCTCCGTCAGGTCCCCAACCACCAGGACCCCACTTGATCTCGTCCTTTTGGCGATACAGCCCCCCGCCGCCGCCCTTCTCGGTTCCGCCGGCGCCTCCCTTATCGCCGTCGTCCGGCTCCTTATCCGGTTCCGGGACAACACCTCCACCGCCTTCGTCCTCACCGCCCCCGCCGTCATCCGGGGGCCTATCCCCCGGGTAATACGGAGTCGCGGGCGGGTAGCGGAAGATGAGGCCCCCCCTGATGCCGTCGTCGTCATCATCGCCGCCGTCTATTGGATTGGATGCCGGCGGGAATGGGCCTTCCTGCCAAGGCATCGGAGGGCCGATCCCGAGGCCGTCGTTGGGGTAATACGTTGTGCCGTAATTCCCCGGGCCGGCCCCGGGCCTGGGACCGCCACCGACGTAGGACCCGTTGGCTACGTTGTAGTTCTCGCCGCCCGGCCCGCCACCGGTAGGGGGCCCGCCCCCACCGCCGCCGCCGCCCGTCGTAGGGCCACCGCCCCCGCCCGGGGTGACTGGGTTGGGGTGCTCTGGTTCGAGGGTATTGGGGGTCTGGGGGCCCTCCGTGGAACCGATCGGAACCTTGGTCTCCCAGCGCCACATCCCAGAGTACCCCGCCGAGGGAGCGTCTCGAGGGAGCATGTAGGGCGCCCCGCGGTCCCACCGCAGGAACGTCTCGGCGTAGTACGGGAACTTATGCGGAATCTCATACGGGTCCCGGTCAAAGAGCATCGGGCCATCGCGCTTGTGGATGCGCCAGAGCGCGAGCCCCGAAAGATGCGCCGGGTGTATCCAGTTGCCGTCCGAGTCCTGGGCGTAGACGTGATCGTCCTTGTCCCCGCCACCCACATCGAGGAACCCCCCGTCGCGCACGGACAGATGGCCCAGCCGGATCTGGCTGTCACAGACATCGGCAACCAGACCCCCGTTGCCGTCATCGAGTCCGGTCTTGCCGATGTTGAGCGCGAGCGTGTTCTCCCTGCCCCCGGACCACGACCAGTTCCCGCTCGGGTCCCGAATGACCCGCATCAGGGTCTGCAGCCGGGCGGTGCGGCGATCGTCGAAGTCTCCCTTGGCCGTCAGATCGCTGACGATGCTTCCGTGGAAGGGGGACCCCCCGACGTGCGGTGCCACGAGCCGGGGATCGACATGGAGGAAGAGCTCCTCCTGCGAAGACTCCGACGTACCTGCCACGGCGAGCGTCACGCCCCCTCCCGGCATCGAGGGCCACGCGTCCCCCGCAAGCCCCGGGGGGAAGATCACGTCCTTGTGGGCGTATCTCCGATCCTCATCGAACTCCTCACTCAGGATCGGGAACCCGAAGACCCGGGGCTCCGTGAACGGAATGTCCCGGGCCGGGCACGGGGCCATGTCGAACCCGTCGCCACCGATCGCGGCGCCGGGCTTACGCACGCCCCCGTAGATCGTCTCGTTGTTCGTCCCGCCCCCCATCGGGACCCCCTCGAAGCCCCCTGCGGTGGCGCCGAAGGGGGTGCGCGACCCCGGCGTGATCTCGCCGCCGGGCCCGCCCCCGTAGGTGATCGGCCCTTCCTTGCGCGGCGTGAGGACGGCAAACGCCTCACGCCATGAGCCGATGGGCCTCGAGTCCTTGTCCCGGTCCCAGTACCAGAAGCCCGAGTAGTCTCCACGCGTCTCGGGGTCCTCGACCCACTGAAGGCCCTCGCCCTTGTCCGTGAGCCGGTCGATGACCCGCACGCCGGCCGCGATCGAACGGAAGTGGGGAGCGTCTGAGGATGCGAGGTCCCCGTGGTCCTGCGGCGCGAGGATGCCCAGACCGCCGGGGGTGAAGGAGTCGTTGATCCTCGACATCAGTTCTCCTTCCCCGGCTGCGCGATCTTGGCGATCAGGTTCCGGTCTGAGGCCGGGAGCAGCGAACGGAAGTCGATCACAGGGAAGTCCTCCGGGATCGTGACCAAGATGTGCGGGATGCCCTGGGACGTCACGCCGAAGGAGACCGAGTCAATGCGGCCCTCCGGGTAGTATTCCGGGCGTATGGCGTACCCGGCCGAGCCCTCGGTACGATCGGCAAAGGTAGCATACATCTGAGCAGCCGCAGCCCGAGCGATTGCCGTGAGGGATGCGGCGTTGCCGCTGGACTCGCCCCCGACCTCGAGATTGATGATGAGGTCGTCGATATTGACTTCCTCTTCGCCCCCCTCCAGGTCGTTGTCGATGCCCAGTGCGCGGTAGATGTCTTTCTGCCGGTCATCATCCCAACGCACGCGCGCCGTCTCGATGCCAGGCCCGATGCGGATCTCCATGATCGGACCGTGGGCCTGATTGAGTCCCTCTTCCATCGCGTCAGGGAGAAGGTCCCGCACGTTATCGGGCTTGATCACTACACGCTGGAGTTGAGCGTCGTTGTTCGGTGACGCCGGCACGGCAGTGAGCAACATGACGCACTTGTAGCTCGTGCTCATCTGCGTGATCGTCGAGAGCCCGTCCTTGACCAGGGAGTTGAACGTGATCGAGGATGTGCGATCGGAGAGATCCGCCACGGGCCCGGGGTTCTTGGGTTTGACCCCCGGCGAACCGGGGCCGTCCGGGTTCTCGATGAACCCGGGCATGATCTGCTCGAATGTACGCAGGGGGTCGATCTTCCAATCCACATGGACGATGCCCTGATCCTTGTCGATCACCTTGACGATCGCGGGAGCGGGCTTGGCGGTGGAGTCGAGCAACCCTCCCGTGGGATAGCCCCGGAAGTTCATCGCATAGTGCGTCTCTGTGCCCTCGACTTGCATATTCATGCGGGGGCCGGGGATCACGCAGTAGTCGCTGTAACAGATCGCCGGCGCACGCGTGCCCGTTTCGGGGTTGATCGTCGCAAGGCGGTACGCATAGATGCCGTAGGTCCGGTCGATGAAGCGGCGGTTGAGCCGGAACGTAGTACGCCAATGTGCTTGGATCGCGCTGATACGACTGCCCCAGTCGTTGTCGGGATCGGCCTTGCCGGGGTCCCCGTAGTGTGCCCAGAGTCCGTTGTACGGGACCATCGACTGCCTGATCATATCTGTCGTGATCTTGATACCGCCCGGCATCCCCCCCGCGTCATTCCATGCACCAAGAGCGTCTTGGAATGAGACCCACGTTCCCCGCGGGACGATCGCGCTGCGAATGGTCGCTTGGTAATCCGGCAGCGGCATCACGTTGTCGGCCCAGATGTCATCAACGCCGCGGTCGGTCGTTCCCCCGACACCGAGATCCTCGAACTCGGCCTTGACCTCGAACTCCCGACTGAACAGGACGTGGATCTCCTCGGGACGCACGAGTGCCTTGGAAACCTCCTTGAGGTGGCCGAAGTTCTTGTACTCCCGCCACTTCTCGTCCACAGGGCGCTTCTCTGCGCCGTCCACCCGGCTGTAGATGACCACGGCACCGTTCGCCTTGACCGTCAACCCGACCCCGGGCAGGTAGTCCAACATGCGGCGGATGGCGTCCGCGCCGTTGTCGTCGATCTCCACGTTTTCGAACGGGAGGTCGTCTATCCCCGGCAACGACTTGATGTCAAACCCACTATCCCCCGCACCTTCGCCGGGCTCTGACTTGATCACCTCACGAAGCACATCCGTGAGCGCGACCTTGGCCTTCCACGGTTCCGCACCCGGGTCCCCCCCAGGGAGTGAATAGGGCGCGTACCACACGTTGGGCTCTACCGAGGCATGCTCAAGGACATGATCGTCATCTGCCTTGATGCGCTTGTGCCCGATGTGCCGACGCTTGTTGTACCGCCGTAGGACGTGGCCGTAGCCCCACCAATACCGTCGATCTGCGAGGATGATCGTCTCGATCTCGGGGTTCGGCCCCGGCGCGTCACCGATGATGTAAAGCCGCTCGATCTTGATCGTGGCGTTTCCGTCACTGATCTCGAGTTCTACGGGAGCGGCCCTCCTACGCAAATCACGAACGACGAACTCGGGCATCTCGAACCGCCCGATATGAGGCAGCACCCCTTGCGTCAACGCCCACGCTACCTCGGACGTAGCGAGTGCCTCTTTGCCGTCGATCTTGACCGATATGCCGCTCATGATGGCGTGATCGGGCCTCCTCCACCCCCGCCCGTGATCGGACTGTCCTCAATCGGCTTGGCCCAGAAGCGCACGGCTTCGCCCGTCATGCGCGTGAGCTTGATCTGGTTCCCAGAGATCCCGATGAAGTATGGGTCGGCCGATACCTTTCGCCCCTGCGAGAACCACTTGCCCCCGGCAGAAGCAATCGGGTCTGTAGAGGGGGGCGTATGGGTATTTCCGTTGCCTCCGCCCCCGCTCCCCGCTGCGCTCTCGCTGCCCGCAAACCTCACGAATTCGGATTCCGCATTGCCTCGATCGAGTTCTCCTGACTTGAGCATCGTCATGCGGATCGTGCGGAACACGTTCGCTTCGGCCTGATAGATGTACTTGTCGAACGCGCCCCCGCCCCAGGCATGCACCGCTGCGAGGCCGTAGTCCACGTTGTCCTCGGTCGTGAAGCGCACCTCGAAGTACGCACCGTAATCGTTGCCGGCCCGGAACCGCATGGTGACCGAAATCTTGTTCTCGACCGGATCGTAAGCCGGGGTCTCCTCTACGAGCGCCAACGAATACGACCCAGAGGCATACTCCTCGGCCTGCGTGATGAGCCACTCCTTGATGCTGTCATACTGACTTTCGAGGCTCGTGGTCTGATCCTTGTCGAACCAGGCCGAGTAACGCAACGAGATGTTGCCGAGTGCCTCTGCGGAGGTATGGTTCGGGTGCGCCTCGGCCCCGAGACGCCCGGCGGAGATCTCAAGCGTTTGGCTGACGATGTTGACATTGGCCTTCGAGCTGCCCCCCTGGCCGAAGATCACCTCGTCATAGATCCGCGAGAATGTGAGCGTCTTGTTGTTGATGTCGTGGGAGGCGTCCTCTTCGACGATCTCGAACGTCGCCGCGGCGTCGATCGCGGTCAGCACCGCCGTGGCGAATGCCTCGATCTTGGCTTCGTACTGCGCCCGAGCGAGGTTGTCGGTGACTGCAGTGTACGTGCCGACGATACTGACCGAACGCCGACGTGCGGGAGTGAACGAGACCTGCACATCGTAGTCCCGCAGTCCGACCGACTCGGCGTTGGGATAGTCCGCCGGGCGCCCCCACGTCGCGCTGCAGTGGTATCGCCGCGTGCGGCCCGTGTCCGTGGTCGTGCCGACCTTCTGGACAGTGACCTCGGGGTTGAGCGCGGTGTTGTCGCTGACCGCAACATCGACCAACGAGGAGTTGCCTTGTTTGAAACTGAAGTCGTTCCAGGGCTCGGACATCTTCTCTTCGAAGTCACGGCAGTTCGCTGAGAACGCTGCCTCGGTCGATCCCACGACGAGCACGTCCCACTCGACCTGACCAACTTCGGGTTCTTGCCGGATACGCGTGAACCCGGTGACGCGGTACTTCTCGTCCGAACCGCCCATCGTCAGGGTGTTGTACGTGACCGTGTATTCGCGGGTGACTCCTCGTGGCATCGTTTACCTCTGTGCGTTCCCGCTGGTCAGCATCTTCGTGAACATGTCGTTGAGGGCAGAGCCGGTGCCCTTGGCACCCATGCCCTCTATCGTGCGCTCCATGCCCTTCTGGTGCATGCTCTTCCAGGCCGCGTTACGCCCGGCGCGGCCCGACATCATCGCGGTGTGCTCGCCGTCGAGGGTTTGCCCGCCGAGGGACGCGATCACGCCGGCGGATTTGGCGTAGTTCCCTGCCGCACCGAGTCCTGCCCCGACCGCGCCCTTGATATCCATGAGTGTGCGCGCAGTGCCGAAGACCTCGCCAGCGATATCGTCTGCTGTCTCGGGGGCCGCGAACCGGAGCACGTTGAACAGCGGGAACATCCCCGAGAGCACCGCGATCTCGACCGCGTTCCCCACGTCCGTGCCCGTAAGCCCCGCGAGGAGCTGGTTGATTTGATGCCCGTAGACCGTGGCCCCTGTGACAACCCCCGCAGCCGCGCCCACGGCAGCGCCGATAGGGCCCGCCTTCGCAAGGCCCGCTGCGGGCGCTACAGTCTGTGCGGCCTGCTTCCCGATCGTGGCTGCGCGCCCGACCGTGGGGACCGTGCGATTGAGCAAACGGCGGGTGGCGCGGCCCGCAACTGCCATGCGGGCTGCCCTGCCCCGGAGCGCGGCCCTCTGAGTCTCCTTAGTGGCTCGCTTCGTCTCTGTCTCGCCGGCCTTGACTCGCTTCTTCCGCTCTCGCTTGGCCGCAACTTCCTCGCGCAGGTCCTCACGAAGCCTGCGCTCATCCTCGGCGCTGACTCGAACGGCCTCTTCCTCAGGGGGCGCGGTGTCGGGAGTCTGGGTCTCCGAACCCTCACCGTCCGTGCGCTTGCGGGGCTTGGGAGACTTCTCGGCCGGGCGGGGCTTCTCGTTGCCCTTCTGTCCATCAACAGACGCATTCGCCGCGGAAGGGTCCACGACGATCTTGATGATCGCGTCTCCGATGAAGGTGCCGGCCATTTAGCCTCCGCAAGGTCAGATCGTAGTGATGCGTGCCGTGAAATTGTAGTCCCTGACCGCCACATAGCGGCCGTCAGACATGGGAGCAGCCTTCCCCGCCGAACTCGACCGCAGAAGGATCGACACGCTCTCGTCGTTCTGCATCAACGCAAGGCTGTCCATCATCTTGATCTCGACTTCGAGCAGCCCCGCGTTCCTCGACGTGTTCGCCGTGCGGTGGGCTCCGAGCAGCGCGCCCTCGCCAGAGCCGTCGCTCGCCGAGACCACCACGAGCCGCACCACCACCTCTTGGGAGATGAGCCGCGGGGTGCTGTCGGGGTCGGCCTGCATGCCCCCCGGCGAGATGTGGGCCTGCGGGCTGCGGTAGTTCTCGTACACGGCCTCGGGCGCGACGATGGTCACGATCACGGACTCTGACGCGAACACCGGCTCCCCGCCCGTCCACGTCGCCGCACGGAGCGTGGTCTGGATCTGCTCGAGCAGTGTCTTGGTGTTCATGCCAGAAGTGCCTCTGCTTCGTCCAAAATGGCCTCTGCACGGCTCTCCTCGTCCGAGGCGTTCAGTCGGTCCACCGCAGCGTCCACGAGCATCTCGACCCGCTCCTCGGCCACCAGATCGCCCGCTACGACTGCAACCTCCCGAGTGATGTCGTCCATCTGCACCCACTCGCCCCACGAGAAGTGCCCGCCGGCCCGGAGGAAGTTCGCGATGGACTCCTCCATGAGGACCGTGGCCTCCTCGGGGGTGGCGACGGTTCCGAGGTCGAGGGGCTCGGTCATGCGCCCACCCCGACCTTGTAGGTCCGGCCGCGGGAGTCCGGGGTCGCACGGAACGCGAACCCGAAGCCGAGATCCTCATCTGCGCGGAAGGTCATCTGCGCGGCGAGCTGGGGCAGTGGCACGGCACGGTAAAGCCGCACGCTCGGCATCGTGGAGTCCTGGGGGGTGAAGAGCAGGACCCCCCCTTTGCTCTCGGACAGTTCCGCCCCGGGCCGGGTCGAGCCCGAGCGCACGTCACCCGACACCACCGCGCCCGAGCCCATTGGAAAGATGGCCCCGACCGCGGTCGAGTCCCATGCCCGAAGCAGCCCGAGCAACACAGGGGACTCACCGACGTAGAAGGTGTTCACAGCGATGCTACCGAACTCTTCGGCGGTCTCGTCCACCGTGCGGACGTTGGGCAGCCAGCGCATGCGGTAGGTCAGCCCGAGCGCAGCCCCGTCCCACGAGAGCGAACCCGGCAGACGAACCGCAGTAGTCGCACTAGCCACTGGAGGCCCCCCCGAGGTGCTCCTCGACGATCGCGATGATGCGTGGGATGTCCACCTCCGTGACGCCCATCAGCGGGCGCCGGGCGAAGCGGCTCGCGTACTCCTCGTCAGGCTCTTCCCCCGTGAAGCGCGCGAGCGCGGCATCGTACTGCGGGTGCTTACGCACGAAATCCCGCAGCCGGTCCACGGTCTCGGGCAGCACGGGCATGCTGAACTCGCCGCCCTCGTGGAACGCCTGAGCGTAACTCTGGTAGGCACCCACATCGAACGCGAACGGCCCGTCCGTCTTCCACTGGTAGTTGCTTGCGAGGTCTCCCCTGTCGATGCCCACAGGACGATCCTCGAAGCGGCGCTGGGGGGGCTCCTTGCCTGCGTTGAAGTCCGAGATCAGGCCGGCGATGTTGAGGGAGGGGCTGTCCTGCGACGGGTATCGCTTGGGCCACTTGACGCCACCGAACTGCTGATCCTCGAAGGACCGCTGCGCGGTCGAGATCAACTGCTTGGCGATGCCCTCGAAGATGGGCGTGAAGTCGCTCAGACGCCCCCGCAGTGCCTCGAGATCGTCCGGACCGTTAATGACGATCTCGACCACCATTACGTCGTCTCGCTACGCAGGGGAGGCTTGTCCGGGACCATGTCGTCGAAGCGCGTGTAGTCGAGCCGTTCGGGCACGTCGGAGATGTTCGAGGACGATGTCTTGGGCTGGATGCGCCGACGCTGCACGTACTGCGCGAGCCGTTCGATGTCTTCCTTCCGCCACCGACGCCAGTCATCGCGCACCTGGCGATCCATCGCCTTGCCGAAGCACTTGAGCCGGAGGATGACGCCGTCGCACGCGACCTCGAGGTGCTGCGCGTCCGTGGCATCGAACGTGATGCCGTGCGGCGTCAGGAAGGCGCCCGTGACGTCATCCACGGCGAGTTCGAGCCGCGTGGTGTTGATCGTCGTCAGTGACGTGTTCGTTCCCGAGCGCGTCAGAGAGATCAGCTCATCGTTGTTGTAGCGGGCTGTGACCGCGTCACCGAGCGTTGACATGGATCAGCTCCCAGCCCAGGTCTCCGAGCCCGCGTTATCGCTCGGGAGGTACTCGCCGAAGGTACGCCAGAGCCACTTCTGTACGATGCTCGTGTCCGTGCCCGTGTCCGTGACGGTGAACGAGTCGTCGAGCTGGAACGGCGTCGCACCGCCCACGATCAGCCAGTACGTGCCGTCGAGCGGCTGCATCTGGTTGAAGATCACGTCGTCGATGATCGTGTACCCGGTCGGGCTTCCCGAGAGCTCGATCTTGATGTCGATCTCGTCCTCGTCGAAGTTCGTCAAGTAGCAGTTCGCGTCGAGAGGGATCTGCAGCAACTGCCACCCTGCGCTCGCGGCGGAGAGATCCGCCACGGCCACGGACTGGCTGCCCAGGTTCAGCGTCAGGATGCCCGTGCCCGAACCGACCGAGCGGTTGTAGCGCACGCCGAGATAGGTCGGCCTGCGGGGATCGAGTTGGATGTTCTTGACCGAGAGCTTCTGGATCACGGTCACCGCGCCGTCGAGACGGTAGCCGTAGGGGGTGGGTGCCGTGTTACCCCCCGCCGTGCGGTAGTAGTTGGTCCCGTCCATCTGCGTGTTGGCGATCGTGTTGATCGTCCAGTTCGCAAGGGACGTGGGCACTGCCGCTGACCCCTGCCACGAGTCGAACGACGCATTGCCGAGCAGCGAGTTGCGGGCCGATGCACAGGTGAGGACCGCGTTGCCGCCCGAACCCGCCCGCGTGATCTGGTCCTGCGCGACCGGGGCACCCGTGACGAGGAAGCGTTCCTGGTGCCGCGAACCGCCGCCCTGCCCTTGCTGGTCGGAGACACAGCGGAAGGTCTTGGTCTCGATGAAGCAAGCCTCGAGCGGTTCGCCGTCCTTGTCCACGGTGCAGCGATAGATGGTGCCGTTGCCGACGTTACTGCCGCCGGCCGAAGCAGCCGCGTAGGAGATCCCGCGCGATTTGACCGAGTCGCCCGCGGTCGTGTACGCCTCGCGCAGCAGTTGCATGCTGCGCTGGAACGCCTGCTGCTGGAAGCCCTTGACCTCGAAGTAGGTCTCCCAGAGCGGGCGCAGGATGGAGTCCGCGGCCGACACGCTGACGACCGCGGACTGCCTGGAACGGTTTGCCTCCGCCGCGCCGAACGCAGCGATCAGGGACCCCGTCGAGTACGCCCCCGCATCCGCGAGGAATGCCTCGTGGTTGGGGACGAAGTTCGTGGCGGCGTCACTCCGAGCGTCGTCGAGGATCGTGCATGCCTTGAGGATCAGGCTCTGGATCTGTGCTTCGCTCGGGGTTGCCATTGGTTACTCCTTGGAGATCAGCGGGGTGGGGCACTTGAGGCGGGTCTTGCCCGTCATCTGCTCCACCGGAACCATGTAGAGGACCTCGCCCAGCGGGCGGTCGCGCTTGGAATCGGCGCGGTAGCCCTGATGGTCGATGTCCATGATCTGGCCCCGGCTCTTGCCGAAGCGCCGGAGTACCCGCCGCTGCACGGCCTTGATGAACGCGGCGACCTGCTGGTCGGTCAGGCGAACGAACGTGCCCAGGTCGGGCTGCCCGCCCAGGAACACGGGCTGGCCGGAGGGGTCGAGCTTGTCGGAGACCTCGCGGATGTTCGTCCAGCGGGGGAAGGACACGCCCTTGACGTCGATCGTCTGGATCAGGCTGTCCATCGTGGCGCCGCACCAGTATTCGGTCGTGTTCTGGTGTTCGGAGAGTTGGGCAAGGTCGGGCGCAGAGATCGTCAGCGTCCCGTCAGAGCGGGTGCCGGCGTCAAAGGCGTTGCGGGTCGTCTGAGGAGTCGCGGGGGCGGCGCGGGGAGTCTTCTTCTCCACGGTCGCCACCGGCAGGCTCGTGCTGCTTTCGGTGGGCATTCTCGTCTCCAGTGACGGGATGTTTGAAATTTGGGTAGGGGGGACGACTTGCAGCCCGTCCCACTGCCGCCGCCCCCCCAGGGAGAGGAACCTCCGCGCCTTGCGGCGAGGGAGCTCTAGTTGTCGATCTTGATCATCGCGTAGGGGTCCGTGACCCCGATGCCGAGACGCTCGACGAACTGGATGTACTCCACGCCCGTGTCGCGGCTCTGATCCGAGTTCTCCTCGGTCGCCACGGCCTCGCGCAGGGGCTCACGCCTCTGGAGGAAGATGGACTTGACCGGGGCGTCCTTGCGGATCATGTACCAGTCGCCCGTCGCCAGGCGGCTCGTGAAGCGGAACTCCACCGGCACGCCCGAATTCAGGATGACGTTGCTGATCGCGGCGCCGGTCGAGGACACGACGCTGTGGACCAGATGGCTGTTGAACGCCTCGGAGAAGATCTTGGCGTCCGCCACTGCGGCGTAGACCAGGATCGACATGTCGTTGACGTCCGGCTCGAAGAAGGGCTCGCCCTTCGTGTTCTGGAAGCTGGCGAACTGCTCGAGACCGGCGTAGAAGTCGGTCTGGATCTGGGCCACCGTGGTGACGCCCGAGCCCGTGAGCAGGTTGCCCGAGGTCACGCCGAAGCGCGCCACACCGCCGGCCGTCGTGGCGAAGAGCGCCGCGCCGTCAGGGCATGTCGGGATCGCCGGCAACAGCGAAGCGGAGTTCGTCAGCACCTCGACGAAGAGGCGTGACGGCAGTGACGCGAAGTTCGAGCCGAGGACGCGGGCCTCACCGAAGAGATCTCCGACGAGGTTGTCCATGCGGTCGTTGCGGTGCCACTGAATGCGCTTGCCGTACTGGAAGTTGGTGACCGAGAACTGCACGGAGTCCGTGCCCTCGGTCGGGATCGGGTCGCCCTGAATCCAGCGCTCCGGATAGGGCATGGTGCGACGCGCACCGTAGATCTCGGTCCGCTTGTCCGACGGAACGTCGAGACGCATGGCGGTTGCGAGCTGTGCGAGAACGCCGCTGTAGGTTGTCTGGTACGAGTTCCAGAAGTCGCTTCTGATGCCAGCCGTGAGAGTCTGGCCGGTGAGGACAGTTGGTCCTGCCATGGTTTACTCCTTCTACCGCTGGTTCAGGTTGTGGAAGAGAACGTGAGCCGTGCCCGATGCACGGTTGTCGTCCTGCGCGAGGATGCGGCCGACGACCACGCCCGAGCCCGGGTCCGTGACCGTGTAGGTGCCGTCATCGGTGGCGTACACGTCCGCGCCGTAGTCGGCGGTCGTGTTCAGCAGTCCACCGACCGTGAGGTCCTTGATGATGAACCCACCCGCGCAAATCGTCGCGTAGATGGTGCCCGCGGCGTTGCCGGTCACGCTGTCACCGAAGTGCCAGCCGACCAGGCGATCCGCCTGGGTGCCGTCGAACGGCTTGACCTCGCCCTCGGTCGTGTCGAGGGAACAGAGGCTTCCGTTGTAGATGACCGCGGCCGAGTTCACGACCATGGTCACTGTGTTGATCTTCGTCACCTCTTGGGTGACGTAGTTGGCGTTGGCAGAGAGTGCCATGGCGCTCTACTCCTTCGGGGCCGGAGCCGTGGGGGCTCGGTCCATGTTGGATTCGATGAACTCGGCGAGTGAGCAGCTCAGGCCGACCGGCTTGAGCGACTCGAACTGCAGCGCGAGAGCACGCGCACGGGCGTGCTTTTTGGTGTCGGCGGAGTAGGCGGCGACCTCGTCGGTCTCGGCGTGGGCCGGGCCGGAGGCGGAAGCCTCGATGGTGGGCGGGGGAGTCTGCGGGAGAGACGCCTGGAAGGTCTCGACGACGGTGTCCAGGGGGTCCTGGCCCATCGCGGCGAACTTCCGCAGCGTCTCCTTGCTCTTCTCAGAGAGGGTGTAGCCCTCGAGCGCGGCGAGCGCAGCCGAGTAGCTCGCTGCCGTGCGCTTCTCTGCGTCCTGCGCGGCGAGCTTCTCCTCGAGCGCCATCAGGCGTCCATGAAGCGCGGCGCTGCCGGCGTCGAAGGTCGTGACCTCCTCGATGACGGCGGGGGTCTCGTTGAGTTCCTCGCCGATCACCGGGGAGTCCGGCGTGATGTCGGGCGTGGGCATCTGCGAGAGCTCGTCGAGTCGCGCTTCGACCTTCTCGACCTTCGCCGCGAAGGTCTCGAGCAGGCTGAACATGCGCTCGGCGGCTGTCTCGACCGCGGCGTCGGAGGGGTTCTCGGGCGTTTCGGCCTCGATCTCGGGGATCTCGGCGGTCTCGACCTCTGTCTCGGTGGTCGCGGTGTCTTCCATCAGGGTGACTCCCATGGCGTTGAACAGGAAACCTCGGGTGCGACCACTCTTGACGCACGCCGTCACAGGCGAATTGAGAAGCCTCGAGGGTGCCGAAAAGCGCAAGTTGGGGCGCTCGATCGACACCGTGAGGTTGGGGAACCGGAAGAAGGGGACCTCTGAGTCGAGCAGCGCACATGAGGAGATCTCGTTCTCCTTCATGTCGAGGATCTCGACCGAGCGGTAGGGCAGTGCCCCGCGCTTGATGCGCTGGTAGATCGAGTCGGGGACCTTCTCGAGGTCTGCGAACACGATCCCGACCTCGGCCCCGTCGTAGTGGGCTCCACGCACCTCTTTGAGCTTCAGTTGACCCGCACGCTCGGGCTTCTTGCCGGGGGCGTGGTGCTCGTGGTGGTGGATGTGGAGGGGGGAAGCGAACCCGCCCGCGCGCCGGGCCTGGTCCTTGGCAACGGCTGTCTCGAGCCATTCCCGGGACACGATCGGGGTCGCGCCGGGCGTCTTCGCGGGGATTTCCCCGAAGATGGGCACGTCCAGAATGGTCCACGTACCGTCAGGGTTGCTGACTGCTTCGTAGTCGGTCGGCAGGGAGTTCGTCGTCATCTTTTAGAGGACGAGCCGAACTCTGCGCCCGAGGGCTGCAGTCAAGACTCTCGTGGAAAGTCTGGGGTGCTAACCATTAGAAGTCAAGTCCTGAATGCAGGTTTCCCACCAAAACCTTCTTTCGGACTGTAGTCAGCGAAGTCTGGGGGCTCCTGGCGCACCAGACGGCCGTCTGCGTTGAGCCAGCCGCGGTCCTTGGCCTCGAAGCGAGAGATCGACCGCAAAGTGTGCCTGCAGTTGCTGACAGCAATAGAATTAGCGGTGAACCAGCCAACGTCCGTGATAAGGTCGTAGACATGACATGGACTCGCATCGAGATACCGAACCTCGACGACCTCATCGAACGCTACCTCGCGGGGGAATCTGTCTTGAAGATTGCTCGCGAAGCAGGGGTCTCGCGCCCCACTTTCATCGCACGCTTGGGAGAGCGCGGAATCCAACCTCGCGGTGGGTCCGATGCCGGCAAACTGCGCTGGCAGCGCGCACGAGAAGCCGGGAAGTTCGATGACATGATAGACCGGATCACCAGACGAGCCTGGACCGCCAAGGCCGGGTGCCCCAACAGCGAGGAGGCTGCTTGCCGAACCGCGCGCGGTGTTCAAGTTGTCGGGCACCGTGCCAGTGTGTTCCACAACCACGAGGTCGCTGAGTGCCTTCGTTCGCGCGGCTACCCAGCGACCGAGGAGTTGGCTGTCGGCCGCTACAACCTCGACATCGCCTTGCATGCGGCTCCCGTCGCCATCGAAATCGTCCGGAAGCACCTGACGGCAGCTAACCCGTACTCCCTGAAGCGAGAGCGCGCGGAATACCTCTTCGGCCGTGGGTGGGACATCCTTGTCGTCGTGTGCCCTCACATCCGCGCCCGGGACTCGCGCACGGGGGTCGCGATCGAGCGCATCGACTACCCTACGGTCGCGGAGTACGCGATCGCCTGGACCGACAAGGTGCGCAGGCTTCCACCCGGAGGAGGTCGGTATGGGGTGATTGACGGTTACGCAAAGCCGCGTGCCGCCCCCCACGAGTACCTCGACCATTGGACCCTCATAGAGTGACCGCGTAATGGCGAGGGTCCTGCCGGAGACCCGCGTATCCCCCGCGACGCACGAGAATCCGAAGGGCGGCGTATGGGTCTGCCAGATGGGGTCATTCGTCTCCGCGACGAGGTGAAGCGTGGCGAGATGGTTCTCCCCCCGGTCTTCGGGGCGCCCGCGGCGGGTGTCGGCGTCATTGGACCCGATGACCTCGAAGCCGGGGAAGATGCTGCTGATGAACGGCTTCTGGTGCGTGTCGATGGTCCCGCCCGTGTACGCGGACATGGCCGTGGTCCGGTACGCCGTCTCTGCGTAGCCCTTGGTCCAGCCCGTGGCCTGCGCGACGATGTCCCGGCCCTCGACGCCGGGCACGCCGGCCTCCATGGCAGCCCCGATGACCTCTTGGACGTGTTGGGTGACCCTGGTCGTGCCCGCGCGAGCGAACGAGATGCCCCCTGCGCGGAAGGTCGCAGCGGCTTCCTCGGCAGTCTGCGCGAGATACGGGTCCCGGCTGAGCAGGTTGTTGAGCGCGGGGGTGAGCCGGGCGGGCATCGGGGCGTGCCCGAGGACGATCTCTTCGGTGCGCTTGAAGTCGGGCTTGGGGAGTTGGCTGAAGAAGGCCAGCACCGCGGACGGGGCCACGATCTTGGCCGCCCTGATGGTCTTGCGTACCCCGAGCAGGTACGCGCGGAGGGTTTCGAGGTACGCGTTGACCGCGAGGTTGAGCTCGGCCTCGGGGTAGTCCTTGCCCATGACGAAGGACCGCAGGATCTCGAGGAACGAGGGCTCGAGCGGGTTGCGCTTCGGCAGGGGGTCGTCAGGCATCCGAGTCCGGGGGAGGCCAAGGGATGTCCCGCTCCATCAACTGGTTGTAGAGCGCTTCTTGAGGGGTACCCCCCACGCTTGGGGTACCGATGTCGCCCTTGTAGGGGACGATGATGCAACGCCAAGCGCCCAAGGCTGAATGGAACACATTACCCAGGGTGACTGTGTGGCCCTCGGCGAGCCATTGCAATGCATCGAGCACCGCATCGGGCGAGTGGGTGAAGACGGGCTTGTCCATGGTTCATCTCCTAGTTGTCAGATGGTCGGGACGGGGGCGGGGACGCGCCCTTGACCGGCCCCTTCGCGTTCCCGGTCGCGTCTCCGGTCATGGCCTGGTTGTTGATGGGAACCCCGTTCTGATCGAGGGCCTGGCTGCCGGGCGCGAGAACGCCTTCGAAGACGTCGTCGTTCTCGCCGGGCATCCCGAAGCCGATGCGGTCGTAGACTTGCTTGCGGATGAGCGGAATGCCGATCGTGGCTGCCGCGGAGATGATGTCGATCGCTTCCTTGGGCTTGGAGTCGTCCACACTGACGGGGCTCAGCTTGGGCATGCGTGCGTCGCCGAGACCGATCTCGCGCAGCTGGATCTGGTTCCAGTACCAGATGTGCCCGAGCAGATCACGCGTGAGGCAGTTGTAGATCAGCGCGCGGTCGTAGCCGAGCAGCGTCTCGGTGGCGGAGCCTTCCTCACGGCCGCGGGTGATCTCCGTCGCGATGACCGAGCCGCCCACCGAGGGAATGACCTGGCCCATGATGACCTCGGCGATGGCTGCATCGAGGTAGTGCAGCCAGTCGAAGACCATCTCGCCGCCCTTGCCGTTGGGCCAGTGGACCTCGACCTCGTCCTTGTCGTCGATGACCATGATCCCGCCCGTGCGCTGGCGCTCGAGCTGGGTCAGGTATGCCTGGGCGGTGTCCTCGTTCGTGGTCGCGCCCGTGCCCATGCGGTCCATCTTGGCGACGACCATGCCGCGCGCCCACTTCTCGAGTCCTTCGAGGCCCTCGGTGAAGACGACGCCCTTGGCGTAGTGGTAGAAGTAGATGGCCTCGGCGATGCCGCGTCCGTGTCCCATGCGGGACTCTTCGTTGTCGTAGGTGAAGTGGATGAGCGGCGCATCCGACCGGATGGGGGTCCAGAGACCCGCTGAGTTGATGTTGCTGAGTTCGTAGTGCATCTGCAACGAGTCGTTGCCGCCTGCGCCGGGAACCCAAACAGGTACTTGCCGGATACGCCGCTTGTCGATCGACCTGAGTCGGACCGGGACCCACCACTTCTGCTTCTTCCCGCCGATGTCGAGCGTCTTGTGCTCGCCCTCGATGTACGACCACGACTCGCCCTGGAAGACGCCCTTGGCGAGGTTGTAGCGGCCCTCGATGAAGTTGTCGAGGTGCTCGAGGATGCGCTCGGCCACGTCCGTGGCCTTCTCATCGCGCTTCTCGGGGTTCCGGGCGCCGGGGTTGACCTGCCAGTCACGGCCGGCGACGCTGTGCAAGCGCTTGTCCATCGGACCCTTGATCTTGGGATCGCGCTGGACCTTCTCCCAGAACTCGGGATCTCGCGCGAGCGAGTAGTCCGGGTCCCAGATCTCGATGCCGTTGCGGTAGGCCGCAGCGAGCGCGTGGGCGTAGAGCCTTGCGTTGACTCCGCGGGAGAAGATGAAGTTTCCGCCGCCGCCTGATGTGTCACTCATGCGTCACCAATCCCGAAAGACCTTACGGTAGTCGCCACGGGAGCGGCCGGAGCGGGGGGTCATGTCGCCGAGCAGTGTAGCAGTCTGCCGGCGAATGGGGGCATACGTATCTTCAGGGAGATAGAAGAACGAGCGCGGGGCCATGGTCTCGATGAGCTGGAGCCCTGCGGAGGCGGCGTCGATCTGGTCGTCGTTGGCCCCGTTGGGGAACATCGCGCCCTCGGCGAAGAAGTTGTCGTTCCAGTCTCCGCGAACGTACTCGACGAAGCCGCCCATGGCCTTTGCGGAAAGCGGGATCGCGCGCGTCTCCTTGTCGCCCGTGGGGCGGTAGACCTCGACGCGATACCCCCGCAGCAGCCGCTGCAGGGCCTCGACCTGCGCGAGACCGGCCTGCCCGGGGTCCTGCTGGATCTGGATGACCACGGACGGGCCGTCGCTCTGCGCGGTGGCCAGCACCTCTTCCTCGACGTCACGCGGGCGGCCCTGGAAGCGGTTGATGTCTTCGAGGCGGACGTGGTGTGGGGACGTCGGGCTCCGGGCCCAGAGCACGCCCGCGGACCAGTCTGCGCCGCGGCGAGATCCGCCGGCGAGGTCCCACGCGCGCACGCGGGGGAGATGGGGCTGGCAGGGGGCCTCGACGGGGATGAACCAACGGCGCTCGAACAGCCCGCCCTCGAGAGGGGCGGGGCGCTGCTGGTACATCGCGGCCCAGTAGTAGACACCCGAGCGCCGGCGGGTCTGATCGAGTTGCTCGATGTCGTAGCGGTCCGGCCAGAGGGCCTCACCGGGGGATCTGCCGAGCGGATCGTCGTCGCTCTCGCAGATCGCGGGGTAGCGGAAGCGGTGCCACTGGGGCGCTTTGGGGTCTTCTTTCGCGGCCTTGAGCAGCCGCCCGGCGAGGTCGTCTTCGTTCCAGCGGGTGTTGTGGCTCACCAAGCCGTTGGCGATGAAGTTCTCCGTCCGGTCGATCTGGACGTCGAAGACTTCCTCGACCCCCGCGGGGGTGATGCTCTCAATCTGCGCCGTGGTGAAGTCTGAAGTACTCCACGATTGCTCTGGCTGTGGCCTCTGTCTTGGCGTACCCGACGGCAAGGTTACAGTGGTTGCACAGCAGCCCCCGGACGACGTTGGTGTCGTGGCAGTGGTCGACGGCGAGCTTCCCCCGCCACTTCGCTGGTACGTTATCGCCTGGGGGCTGATCGCACACCGCGCACACCCCACCCTGAGACAGGAACATGGCATCGTACTCAGCCAGGGTGATTCCGTATAGGTGCTTGAGTTTAGCGTTCCGTTGGGCTCGGGGTCTTGTCGAGGGAGGGCGATTGCCATCTGCCCAGTACTTCCTGCCATAGTGCTTCTTGCAGTACCCCCGCGCGCTGACCGGCTCGTCGCACTCGTCGATGCCGCACACCACACCGCGCCACTTCCCCCACCGCCCCTTGCGGTTACGATTTTCTGGCCGGGCCTCAAGTCTCTCAGTCGGGTCCACCGCACCTGTCCGTTCTCGCGCACTAGGAAGGGGTGGCGCGCGTTTGCACGGACAGTAGTACCACAAGTCGTCTTGATCTCATGGATGAAATCAGGACCATTGCTCTTGTGGTTCCTGACGGTGGAGGTGCCCAACCTGCCGGCATCGTACGTGGCAACCTGATCCCCCGGCCGGATGTCTCGCAACGGGCGTTCGGTGCTGTCTGCCATGAGCACTGAAGTGTCTCCAGTCATGCACATCATCAGCACCACGCCGCCGCCTGGCTCGATACGGGTCGATGCGGTCGATTGCCACCAGTCCCAGTGCTTCTCGCGGATCGTGGGGGACGCGGCCTCCTCGGCGTTCTTGATGGGGTCGTCGATCACGAGCAGATGGAAACCCCGACCCGTCAGGGGACCGCCCACTCCCGTGCAGAAGACGTTGGAGCCGTTGGTGAGATGGAAGTCGCTGATGGAGCGCGAATCCCGGCGCACGGCGAGCCCGTAGTCCCCTCCGTACTCCTCGATGTCGTCGCGTACCTTGCGCCCCCAGGACGCACTGAAGTTGGCCTCGTAGGTGACGATCCCGACATGACCCCCCGGCCAGTCTTGCAGGAACCATGGGGGTGTCTTGTGGGACACGAGCATGGATTTCCCGTGCCTGGGAGGGGCCTCGAGCATGAGATACCACGGATCACCCGTGCGCTTGCCCTCCTTGACATGAGCCGCGATCTGCTCGCCCACATGGACTGCCATCGGGTGGCGGATGAACGCGCCCGTGCGGGCTGCCATGCGATCGGGGGTGGCGATGGCTCCGAGTTTCTCGGCCGCATCGCGCAGGGGGCTACCCACTGCCGGCCTCATCCCGTGCGGCCTGCATCCGCTCGTCGAGCGCGAGCAGGAGCTCGGTCACATCCGGGTCCTTGTCTGCAAGGGCCCGGAGTTCCTCCTCGACACTGCGCGCGGAGTCCTCGGTCGGGAGCGTGGGCATGCCGCCGTGTTTGGTGGTGATGTCGAGCACCTTCCCTGCGGCTCGTATGCGCGTGGTGGTGGGCTCTGAGGGGTCTTGGATCACGTCGAGCATGAGGGTAACGGCCGCGTTCTGTGCAACACGCAAGGCATCGACAGAGTGCTGCATGATCTCCGCGCGGGAGTAGTTCATGGCCCACTTGAAATCGTCGTCCGTCATCCAACTGCGGACGGTGGCGAGTTTGACGCCCATCTTCGAGGCGACCTGCCGGGGCGTGCTGCCCTGCAGGAGGAACGAGAGGGCCTCGACCTGATGCGCGGACAGATACCGCGTGATGTCGAGGATCTCAGGGCTTGGAGATCGCTCCGGTACCTCTTCTGGTACGCGGGATCTCAAACTCTTGAAGAGAGTGGACATGATCGCAGCATAGCCCAGGGGACGGGTCGAGGCCAAGTCCATTCTAAAGTTGCCAAATTTTTCTCTATGGTAGGAGCGGCCCAAGAAAGCGTCCCGGCCGTGCTGCCGGCGGCAGGTAGGGAGGGGGAGGCACTACCGTCCACGGACCCGGACACTAACATCGACCGAACGGCTACGTCGCATAACCCATGTTCTGTATAGTCGGAGCCTAGATCGGGGTCGGCGTCTCGAGATCTGGACGGCGTCCGGGGGCGTGTCCGGGGGCGTGGCCATTCGGCCATGGCCCTGGCCGAATGTGGGACGGGAAGCGGGGGCACG